ACTATAACTATTTTGTCCCTAGAAAGTACAAACATAACCCCATAGTAATAAACACTAGGATCTACTCTTGCATATTAATAAAGAATGACATAAAGCATAGGTGGAGAGGTAGATATAACGAAGACACAGATTTATCACTTAGATGTCTAAAAGACGGTCTATGCACTGTCCTCTTTGAGACCTTTCAACAAGAGAAGACAGGAACTATGATCATGAAAGGAGGTAACACAGAAGATCTGTATAAAATAGAAGATGGAAGATTGAAAATGGCCACCTCTTTATTGAAACAACACCCTGATGTAGTAAAGGTTAAGTTTAAATTTAACAAATGGCACCACTCAGTCAACTATAAGCCCTTTGAGAACAATGAATTTATCCTAAAGAAAGACATAGACATAAAGAAAGGCATAGACAACTACGGAATGGAATTAGTGCAAAATGAAAAATAGTTGTTATAATGAATTTGTTAGATAATACAACAACCATTAGAGTCTAAACTCTTTTAATATCATGGGAGCACCATTAGGAAATAAATACGCACTAGGGAATAAAGGTGGAGGTAGAAAATCTGCCTTCCAAGAAAAAGCCGATGCTAATACATTGCATAGCATGTTTTTTGATATTATTAATAAGGAAGATCTAAAGAAATATATCAAAGAGGGTAACACTTCTTTAATGGATATATTTATAGCCAAAGGTATTGGTGGTGATACCAAGATACTCATTGAGATATTTAAAAAGATATTCCCAGACAATATTAATTTAAGTGGGTTAAATGATCCACTTAGAACATTAACAGATGACCAAATTGACGAAAGAATTAAGCAACTCAAAACTGCAATTGACGGAGTTACTTCAGGAGAAGGTAAGGAGGAGAGCAAAAACTGATTTTACTTACTTCGTTAACGAGATATTCTCACAGAGTTATGGAGTCTTGAAAGACGGTAAATGGACCGGCGGTGATTATGTTAATGAGATATCTGCTTGGCTTGGGGATAAGAAAACAACTATTCGTGTATCTGCTAGAGATCACTTTAAGAGTATGAGTTTTTATGCTCATATAATGTGGAAGTTACTTAGATATGAAGACAAAGACCATGAAATACAATACTTCTCTTTTAATAATAAAATGGCGGCTTATCACACACAGAAGATTAAGTTAGCCATAGATAGTAATCCATTCTTTAGCAAAATAATAGATAAGAAGAAAACAGCAGACAGTATCATCTCTTATACTTGGAATGATAAGTACCAATTCAAAGTTACACCGAGAGGACTGTTAGAGTTTAAGAGGGGTATTCACTGTCCTGATATTTATGTAGATGATCCCATGCAAGATCCCTCTAACAAACTTGCTCCTGTTGTCATTATCAAGATCAACGATGTTATCAAGACTCAGATCATGGACATGTGGCAGAACGAATTGCATATAGCGGGAACACCACAGACTAATCATGACTTTTACTTTGATCCGGCTTTTGTTAAAAGATTTGCTATAAAGATTTTACCAGCAATAAAAGACGAGAAGAATAAAATAGTACTATGGCCAGAGTGGATGTCGTTTAAGGAGTTGATGATGAAAAGGACAGAGAGAGGTCCGAGAATATTTAACCAAGAGTATATGTGTTCGCCTGTATATTCAGAGGAGGCATTTGTAACCGGTCCACGATATGATGCCTGTATTGATCCTAATGCTATCAACTATACCTTTGAAGAGTGGACTAAGGTACTTGAAAAACGGGCAAAATTAGACAGATACAAAGAAAGAGATGTGATAGGAGGGTTCGACATAGGAAAGAAAGCCCACCCCTCGCATTTGGTCGTTTTGGAGTATAACCCCGAAACGAGAAAGTATGTACAGATCCACAGCAAGTGGATGGATAACTGGAACTATGTGGATCAGTTAGATTATTTGAAAGAGGTGTGCGAAGTGTTTGACTTATATGTTTTATATTATGATAATACAAGAGGAGAGTTCGAAGCCTTTGGGGAGACAGGAGAATTACCGGCACCGATGGAACCAGTTATCTTTTCTCTTAAATCAAAGTTTGGTATGGCAACTAATTTAGATAAAGCCCTTTCAAACAAAGAAATAGTATTTTTACCGGAAACAAGACAGAGAAATCAGATACTCATAGTCAATAATGATTTACTGGCACCGGAAACAGCGGAGGGTCATGGAGATAGTTTTTTCTCAATGTGTATGGCTTTGAAAGATTACGGAGGAGGAGGCATTGGCATTACAGTTATCTAAGTGTATAATATTACTAACTAATTAAAAACATTCTATGTCATTATTTGAAAAGTTAAATAATCGTGTAGAGCAAGAGTACAGAGAAATAAATCCGAAAGAAAAAGCCACCATGCAAGAGATGGTTTCGGATATCTCAACTATTCTCGGGTTAGGGATAACTCCTAAAAAGAAAATAGCAGATTATCTTAAATCAGCAATCGGTTGGGTTTATGCTTGTGTTGATAGTATTGCAAATGATGTCGCTGCAATAGATATTAAACTAATGAAGACAACCACAAAGGGAGAGGTGGAAGAAGTCTTAGAAGATCCCATTATAGATTTACTGGCAAGAGCAAATAATAATACTACAAAATTTGATCTATTTTATTTAACACAACAGTATTTAGATCTTACTGGAGAGGCACCTTGGTTTTTAGAGTTCAAAGGTGGTAAGCCAACGAATATCTTTTTATTAAGGCCTGATCGTCTTACTGTTTTACCGCCAAAGAAAGAGGGAGAAATAATCGGGGGCTATACATACAAAGTTTATAAAGAGGGGGTTAAGGAAATACATTTAGAGCCACAGGAAGTAATCTTTTTGAAATATCCTGATCCTGTTAAACCATTCCGAGGCAAAGGTACATTAGAGGCTGCCGTTGTTACTGTTGATACGGACGACTCCGCTGAAAAGTTTAATTTACAATTCTTTAATAATTCGGCTACTCCGGATAGTGTGTTAAGCACAGATAAGAAATTATCTAAAGAGGTTGTTAGAAAACTAAAGCGAGAACTGGAACAGAAACATACTGGATATGAGAATGCACATAAGACACTCGTATTAGAGGGTGGTCTTGAATGGAAACCGATGGCACTATCGCAGAGAGAGATGGACTTTATAGAAACAATGAAATTTACTCGTGATAAGATCATGGCGATCTTTAGAGTTCCGAAAACTGTCTTAGGAATTACAGAAGATGTGAACAGAGCAAATGCAGAGGCTTCTGATTATGTTTTCGCTAAGCGAACAATTAAACCAAAGATGATAAAACTGGTTGAGATGCTAAATGAGTTTCTTGTGCCGTTGTTTGACGATAGCGGGAAAGTTTATTTAGATTTTGAGGATCCTGTACCGGAAAACAAAGAACTTAAATTAAAGGTATCAACCGAGGGGGTAACCAAAGGAGTGTTAACAATAAACGAAGCCAGAGAGTTGTTAGGGTACGATGCTGTTGAGGGTGGCGATGATGTCTTGGCTCCATCTACTCCGAATGTAGAACCAAAGATAATGGCAAATGGAAAAAGAAATAAGAAAAAAGAATTAGTAAATAAAACAGCAGTTAGATCTAACCGAAAGAGGACAGAGGATAAAAGGTTTAAGACGGCTGTAACTATGGCTGTAAAAAAGGAGTTAGAAAAGAAACTTAGACCAATCATTTACTCTCAATTACTTTCAGAGAAGGAGAATAAAAAAAGGGTGGCTGACTTAAAAGCAAAAGCAAAATCTTACGATGGGAAAGACGAAACTAAAAAAGAGTTTCAGAGGGCTCAGTTAAGAATAGGCGAGGAGTTTGAAAAAAGGTTTATCACTAAAATCAATGTAGTGTTTAGAGAGCAGAGCCAAATCGTTTTAGATAAACTTCCACAGAAAGCATTAAGTGAAAATCTTTTAGATGTAGATGAGGAGGCTAAAAAGATGTATAAGAAATTAAGACCAACTATGACATTCGTAATCGGTACTCAATCAGCAAAGTCATTTCAATTACTCGGACAAGACAGAAATAGAATAACAGAGTTTAATAACGATGCTGTTGCTGATTTCCTAAACGAAAGGTTTATGAAAGTAATGGTTGATGTTACAGGACAGACAAATAGAATAATTGGAAAGGTAATCGCTGGGGCTATTAAGGACGAAGTATCAATACCGGAGACAGCCAAGAGGATCACTCAATCATTTAAGAAAATGGAAAGTTATCGTGCCAAGAGAATAGCAAGATCGGAGATTATCAGAGCCACATCGTTTGCTACTGAAGAAACTTTTATTGTTTCGGAAGTAGTCGAGGCAAAAGAGTGGTTAACATTTATAGATGAAAGGACAAGTCCTCAATGTCTTGCTATGAATGGTAAGAAATTAAAATTAGGAGGGGATTACTTTAAAAAAGGTGATACTTTCAGGGGAGATAATTTTGATGTTAATTTAGACTATGAAAATATAGCTGGACCACCTCTACATACTAATTGTAGATGTACATTAGTCCCAGTTGTATCTGCTTAAAATAATAGTTATAATAAAATTATGAAACAAGAATATATTAAATTAGGATTAAAAGCAAAAGGTAATGATATAGAATTTATCGCATCTGACGAAACAAAAGATAGACATGGAGATGTCATTTCTCTTGACTCGTGGGATTTAGCGAATTTCTTAAAAGCCCCTCGCATGCTTGTTGATCATTGGCATAGTGTAGAGAATATTGTCGGAAAATGGGCAAGTGTTCGTATTGATAAATCAGCAGATAGTCCAGGGTTAAAAATGAAAGCCATATTCCATAACATCACGAGGTTATCCCGTGAGACAGCCGAAATGGTCAAGAGAGGGTTTTTAGACACAGTATCAGTCGGATTTATTCCTCATTTAGATAAGGGAGTAGGGGAAAACGGAGAAGATATTGATGTTCCGAGAAATGAATTGATCGAAGTATCTCTCGTTACTGTTCCGGCAAATCCAAATGCTTCACAGATTAAATCTTTGTTAGAGGAAGATAAATCTGACCAAGAGGAGACAAAAGAGATAGAAAAGTTCTTAACTGTGGATAACATAGCCGAAAAAGTACCTACGGAGGACAAGATTGATGATAAGTCAATAGAAAAAACGAAAGAAATTGCAGACGAGGTTAAAAATAATGAGATTAAACCAAAGGAGAAATGCAAGGACACTCCGGAGGATATAGGACAATCTAAAGGTCGGAGACTTTCAATTCAAGAGAAGAAAGTACTGATAGCAAGGTCAGCCTTGAAAAAGTCGGCGAAGGCAATAAACTTCGCTCTTAATAGATTAAATAAAAAATAGTTATATGGGTAAAAAAGTAAAGATCAATGGACAGTGGCTTAATGTAGATGATGCTGATGTTAAGGAGGAAGATGGAAAACCAACTCCTCCCGCAGATACACCACCTGCAGATACTCCACCTGCCGACACTCCACCTGCTGATACTCCTCCTGCTGATGATGGATTAGGAGAGGACGAGAAAGCAGAGTTGAATGCCGAGGCAGAAAAGATGGGTAAAACCATTGCTAACTCTATAACTGACGGTCTTAATTTAGACGGAGGCAAAGTAAAGAAGTTACAGGACACTGTAGATACTCTGATGAAAAATCAGATGCCTATGGACTCTAAACTAAATCAGATCCTTAATGGTAAAGACTACATAAAAGATGCAGCCTCACTTACCAAAGAGGAAAAGATCGTTGGTTTCTATCATGCACTTGTAACCAATAACCAAGTTGCTCTAAAGGCACTTAGTGAGGGTACACCTGCAGATGGAGGTTTCCTTTTCCCTAATGAATTCTTAGAAGAAATGATTAGAGAAATACCTAATATCAATGTAATGCGAAATGAAGTTCGTGTTATCCCTATGAAGAGGGATGTGATGAACATCACTAACTTGATATCAGGTCCAAAGGTAACATGGACAGCGGAGAATATTGTTAAGTCAACAACCACTGCTCGATTTTCACAATTAACTCTTACAGCATACAAGGTCGCTGCTATTCTTTATTCTTCCGATGAACTTATTGAGGATAGTGATATCTTTGATGTAGTTTCACTTATCATTAGTCTATTTGCCGAGGCAATAGCAGATGAGGAGGAAAGAGTAATTTGGGTAGGTAACGGTACAACTCAACCACAAGGGATTGATACTGCCGGTACGATTGGTGCGATTGCATGTATTGGAGTTGGCGATTATACCGACATTACGAGATTGCTTCACAATCTTCCTCGTAAATATAGGAATAATGCCAAGTTTTACATGAACGATATTACTGCTCAAAATGTTGAGTTATTGCTTGATGGTAATAACCGACCTCTATGGAAAGATAGTATCGCTGATGGTGCACCCGCAACCTTGAAAGGTAAACCTGTCATAATTTCTGACTGGGTTCCTGACAACACTATGTACTTTGCAGATATGAAGAAGACATATTTCTTAGGAGATAGAAAGAGAATGGCTGTTAAAATATCTAACGATACGACACAGGCATTTA